AAGGGGCGAACGCTCCTCTCGTTCTGCGAGCAGGCAGATGCCCCGGACAGGCAGACCATCCTGAACTGGGTGGATGCCGACCCTGAGTTTGCTCGGCACTACAAGGCGGCCCGTGAGCAGGGGCAGGAGGCGGCCCTCGAGCGGTGCGAGGAGATCGCCGACATTGAGCCAGAGACGCCCGTGCAGGCCACCTGGCGCAAGTACCAGATCGAGACGAAGCTGAAGATCCTGCGCATGACCAACCCCGCTAGGTACGGGGACAAGGTCGCCGTGGACCACGGCGGCGGCGTGACCCTGAACGTCATCACCGGCGTCCCGAATGCGGACTGAGACGGTGCGGCTCGGGTACGAGCCACGCGCATGGCAGCGCCGCTGCCACCTCGAGCGCAAGCGGTTCACGGTCCTNGCCCTNCACCGCCGGGCCGGCAAGACCGAACTCGCCATCATGGAGCTGATGGACAAGGCCGTCCGGTTCAAGGACGAACTGGGGTTCTTCGTGTACGTNGCGCCATACTTGAAGCAGGCCAAGGCCATCGCNTGGGCGCGCCTGAAGCAGAAGATCGACCCGTTCCTGCGCACGGCCGCCGTGGACGTCAACGAGGCCGACCTCGCCGTCACGTTCAAGCACAACAAGGCCACGATCCGCCTGTTCGGCGGCGACAACCCCGACGCCCTGCGTGGCGTGCGCCTCGACGGCTGCGTCATCGACGAGGTCGCCCAGATCAAGCCCGAGGTCTGGAACGACATCCTCCAGCCGGCCCTGTCCGACCGCAAGGGNTGGGCCATGTTCATCGGCACCCCCGCCGGGATCAACCTGTTCAGNGAGTTGTTCTACAAGGCCGCCAGCCTGCCCGATTGGTATGCGGCGAGGTATACGGTNCACGACACGGACGCGCTGGACGAGGAAGAGGTCGCACGCCTTGAGCGCGACATGCCCGAGCAGGCCTTTGCCCGCGAATACCTCTGCGACTTCAGCGCCGCCGGCGACGATCAGCTCATCAGCCTGTCGGACGCCGAGGCAGCCGCCAGCCGCCAGTACCCGGACGGCGACGTCATCGAGTTCCCGCTCGTCATCGGCGTGGACCCGGCCCGGTTTGGGGATGACCGCTCGGTCATTGTCCTGCGCCAAGGGCTGCGCATGGAGCGCCCGATGGTCTACCACGGCATCGACAACATGGTCCTGGCCTCGGCCGTCGCCAACGTCATTGAGGACCGCGACCCGGACGCCGTGTTCATCGACGCAGGCGCCGGCGCGGGGGTCATCGACCGCCTGCGGCAACTGGGCTACGACGTCACCGAGGTGCCTTTCGGCGGCAAGGCGATGTTCCCCAACCTGTTCGTCAACAAGCGCACCGAGATGTGGTGGGCGATCAAGGAGTGGATCGGCCAGGGCGGCTCAATCCCGAACGACACCACGCTGAAGCAGGAACTCTCGACCCCGCTGTACTGGTACGACAACGTGGGCAAGCGCGTGCTGGAGTCGAAGGACGAAGTGAAGAAGCGGCTCCAGGGCGGCGGCAGCCCGGACATGGCCGACGCGCTCGCGCTGACCTTCGCCTACCCGGTCGCCAAGATGCTGCCACGCGAGGTGCGCGAGAAGCTGTCGCCGAAGCCCGCCGACTACGACCCATACGAGAGCGTCTAGTACCCGTAAGCAATGGAGGGAGGTCTACAGTCATGCCCGTAAGGCTTGCAACGACAGCCGACTTGGACGCAATCGCCGAGATGGCGGCCACGTTCATGGACTGCACCAGGTATGCGGCGAAACTCGCGCCGACCGTCAATGACTTCCGCTCATCGTTCGCCGTCATCCTCGACCAAGGCCGCATCTGGGTGGCGGAAGTTGATGGCGTGGTGTGCGGGTTTCTTGCCGGCATGGTCGGCCCGTTCTGGTTCCTGCCCACCGAGCGGTACGCGCTCGAAGTCGCGTGGTGGATGGACCCCGCTTACCGAGGCCGACCTGAAGGCGTGCGCCTGCTGTTCGAGTTCGAGCGGTGGGCGAAGGAACACAAAGTCGCGGCCATCTGCATGTCGGACATCGTCATCAAGGGGGAAAGCGCGGCGGAGCGCATCCTCCAAAGGCTCGGATACTCGATGACAGAACGCACGTTCGTGAAAGGATTGGGATGATCGAAGGACACTCGCTGCGCCGTCACCGTGATCTCGCATCCCGCCATGAGCGGCAGTTCATCGTGTCGCTCCTGAGCGCCATCGGCAGCATCGCAGGCGGCATCGCCGCAGGCATTGGCGGCCTTGCAGGAGCGGGTGCAGCAGCGGGCGGAAGCGCCCTTGCGACCGGGCTTGCAGCCACGGGCGCCGCTGCGGCAGCCGCCGGCACGGGATACGCGATCTCCGCAGGCGAGAGCGGCAAGCGCGCCCAGCAGCAGGCAATGGGCCAGCAGCGGCAGGCGCAGGAAGCCCAGGCCGCGCAGGCACGCAGCCAGCAGCGCCGCTCGCAGCAGGCGATGGCAGCCGCCACCCGCGAGCAGCCCGCCGTCGATCAGATCATGCAGCAGGCAGGCATGGAGGGCGGCCCGTCCACCACCATGCTCACCGGGCCGATGGGCGTCAACCCCCAGCAGCTCCAGCTCGGACGCGCAACCCTCCTCGGCGGCTGATGAGCCAGTACACAAGCGACGCCCAGTCCTACGAGAACGCCCCGACGCGGGACAAGTTGTTCACTCGCTGGGGGCAGCTCAAGTCCGAGCGGGCGTCNTGGTACGCGCANTGGCAGGAACTCACCTCCTACATCCTGCCGCGCAACGGCCGCTACTTCCGCCAGGACCGCGACAAGGGCTGGCGCCGCCACAACAACATCTACGACAACACCGGGACGCGGGCGCTCCGCACGCTCGGTGCTGGCATGATGTCCGGGGCGACGAGCCCGGCCCGCCAGTGGTTCCGGCTTGCCACGCCAGACCCGGAACTGAACTCCTACGACCCGGTCAAGCTGTGGCTCGATGACGTCACGAAGCGCATGCAGCGCGTGTTCCCAGAAGTCGAACACGTACCGCAGCCTGCACATGATGTACGAGGAACTCGGCACGTTCGGCACCGCCGCGAGCATCGTGCTGCCGGACTACGAGAACGTCATCCACCACTACCCGCTGACCTGCGGCGAGTACTGCATCTCGACCGACGCCAAGGGCCGCGTCTGCACGCTGTACCGCGAGTTCGAGATGACGGTCAGCCAGATCGTCAAGGAGTTCGGGCTCGAGAACTGCTCGGTCGGCGTGCAGAACATGTACAAGACCGGGACGCTCGACCAGTGGGTGCCCGTCATCCACGCCATCGAGCCGCGCATGGATCGGGACATCACGAAGCGCGACTCCAAGAACATGCCCTGGGGGTCGTGGTACTTCGAGGTCGGCGGCGAGGACGGCGTGTTCCTGCGCGAAGGCGGGTTCATGCAGTTCCCCGCGCTCGTCCCCCGCTGGGCCGTGGTCGGCGGCGACATCTACGGACACAGCCCCGGCATGGAGGCGCTCGGCGACATCAAGCAGCTCCAGCACGAGCAGCTCCGCAAGGCGCAGGCCATCGACTACCAGACCAAGCCGCCGCTTGCAGGTGCCGGCCGGGATGAAGAACCGCGACGTCGAGACGCTGCCGGGCGGGATCTCGTACTACGACGGGAACTCGAACGGCATCAAGACCGCGTTCGAGGTGAACCTCAACCTCCAGTACCTGCTGAACGACATCCTTGACTGCCGTGGCCGGGTGCAGGGCGCGTTCTACGCGGACCTGTTCCTCATGCTCGCCAACGCCGGCCCGAACACGCGGATGACCGCGACCGAGGTGGCCGAGCGGCACGAGGAGAAGCTCATCATGCTCGGCCCCGTGCTCGAGCGCCTGCACAACGAACTCCTGTCCCCGCTCGTGGACATCACGTTCACGCGCATGGTGCAGTCCGGGATCGTCCCGCCGGCCCCGCAGGAACTCCAGGGCATGGACCTGAACATCGAGTTCGTGTCCATGCTGGCGCAGGCGCAGCGCGCCATCGGCACCAACGCCGTGGACCGCTTCGTCGGGAACCTCGGCGCCATCGCGCAGATGAAGCCCGACATCCTCGACAAGTTCGACCAGGACGAGTGGGCCGACGTCTACGCCGACATGCTCGGCATCGACCCTGCGCTCATCGTCGCGGACAAGGAGGTCGCGATGGTGCGGCAGGCCCGCAACCAGGCGATGGCCGCCAAGGAGCAGGCCGCGATGATGCAGCAGAACTCGCAGACCGTGAAGAACATGGCGCAGGCACCGATGACGGGCGACAACGCGTTGTCCGAGGTGGTCGGCGCGACCCAGATGTTCTCTGGATACGGAGGCTAAACATGGCACGACTCAAGAACCCGAACTCACCCTGGCTCTACGACGATGTCTCGGGCGACATCGTGGGCGTCCGCGATCCGGACGGCAGCGACCGCTTCTGGGTCATGGGCAGCAACCAGCCCACGGTCTACAAGGCCACGCCGATGCTGCCCATCGTGGCCCCGGCATCGACCTTCATCACCCTGACCAACTCGGACGATGGCGGGCAGACCAAGCTGACCGGGGCAGGCGTCCACGGCCTGACCAACGCCAACAGCGCCGGGAAGTCGGTGTACGTCACCTGGACGGGCGGCACCGCAGTCAGCGGGTTCTACGCGGTCGTGGAGTGCGAGGATGACACCGACGAGCTGACCATCGCCATCACGTACTCGGCTGGCCTCGGCACCGCCGTGGTGAGCAAGGTCAACACGGACATCGTGCTGGCCTCGCAGGTCATCCCCGCCGGCGCGGCCGTGCCGGGCATGGGCATCGAATGGGACGCCCTCGTGTCCTGCACGGGAAGCACGAACAACAAGACGGTCAAGGCAAACTGGGGCAGCGGCGCGTGGTACTCGCAGACCTTCGCCGGCAACAACCAGAGCCTGTGCGTCGAGAAGAAGGCGTGCATCCTNGCCTCGGGCGAGTTCCTGTCGAACGCCCTCGCCGCACCCGGCCACGGCCTTGCCACAGGCGCCGTCGTGCAGTTCACGCCCTCGGGCGGGATCACCGCGGCGCAGACNTTCGAGATCCTCGGCAGCCTGTCCACCGCCGACGAGTTCATCGAACTCGACGCCTGGTCGCTGCGCATCAACGGCGTCTGACAGTCCCCGTAACCCGTAGACGCGGGCATACATTCGCGGATGAGCCAGAACTACGACCCACTTGACCTGCGCGGGCAGGAACGCGACCGAGCCGACAAGGAACTCAGGGAGCGACTGGACCGCCAGAACGAGGAGGCCGACGTCAAGTGGCTCATGTCGCAGAAGCGCGGCAGGCGGATGGTCTGGCGCTTCCTAGACCAGGCGGGCGTGTTCCGCAGTTCCTTCTCGACCAATGCCATGCAGATGGCGTTCGCGGAAGGCGCCCGGAACCGAGGGCTGAGGCTCCTTGACCTCATCCACACCGCCTGTCCAGAGCAATACCACGTGATGATGAAGGAACACAATGACGGAACCAACGATGACGGAAACGGCCGCAACGACCACTAACGCCGTTCCTGCATCTTCGGCCCCGGAAAGCGTGGCGGCGACGGCCGACAGGCTCTACGGGAACACGCAGAAGGCTCCCGCGACCCAGGACCGGCAAGCCGCCGATGCGGCCCCTGCCGGAAAGGAACCCGCGCCNGCCGTCGCCGAGGAGGCCAAGGCACCCGCCGAGGCTCCCAAGGCGCCGGAAGCCTACGAGTTCAAGGTGCCGGAGGGTCGCACGTTCGACCCCGAGGTGATGACCGCGTACTCGGAGGTGGCGAAGGAACTGAACCTGTCGCAGGAAGCCGCGCAGCGCCTCCTTGACGCAGTCGGCCCCAAGATGGCCGAGCGTCAGATGGCGCAAGTCGAGGCCGTCCGCACGGGCTGGGCCGAGAGTTCCAAGACCGACCGCGAGTTCGGCGGCGAGAAGCTCTCGGAGAACCTGTCCGTCGCCAAGAAGGCGCTCGACCAGTTCGGCACCGCCGAGCTGCGCAGCCTGCTGAACGAATCCGGCCTCGGGAACCACCCGGAAGTCATCCGGTTCATGTTCCGGGCCGGCAAGGCGATCAGCGAGGACCGCATGGTCACGGGTGCGGCCGCACAGGCCAAGCCCTCCGGCCCGCGTTCCTTCGCCGACCTCGCCGACGCTCTCTACTCCAACTCCTAACCACAAAGGGAACACACCCAAATGGCAACTCTCTCCACCTCCAACCTGACCCTCGCGGACTGGGCCAAGCGCACCGATCCCGAGGGGAACGTCCCCATCATCGCCGAACTCCTCAGCCAGTCCAACGAGATCCTCGAGGACTGCGTGTTCAAGGAGGGCAACCTCCCGACCGGCGAGCGCGTCGTGATCCGCACCGGCCTGCCCCAGGTCTACTGGCGTGCGCTCAACCAGGGCATCCCGAACTCCAAGTCCACGACCGCGCAGGTCGATGAGGCTTGCGGCATCCTCGAGGCCCGCAGCGAGGTTGACAAGGATCTGGCCCTGCTCAACGGCAACACGGCCCAGTTCCGGCTGTCCGAGGACACCGCCTTCCTCGAGGCGATGAACCAGACGATGGCGACCACGATGTTCTACGGCAACCCCGCCACGGACCCGAAGCAGTTCCTCGGNNTNGCNCCGCGCTACTCGGCGCTGACGGGTTCCAACAACAGCGTGAACGTGCTGAACGCCCTCGCCGGCGGCGGCTCGTACTCCGGCACCGCCAACACCTCGGTGTACATGGTGGTCTGGGGCGACAACACGGTGTACTGCCCCTTCCCGAAGGGCTCGTCGGCCGGCCTCATGCACGAGGACCTGGGCGAGCAGACCGTCTACAACTCGGACGGCACCCGCCTCCAGGCCTACTCCACGCGCTACCAGTGGAAGAACGGCCTGGTCGTGAAGGACTGGCGCTACGTCGTGCGCATCGCCAACATCAACACCACCGACCTGCTGGCCCAGACCAACGGCCAGGCTTCGACGTCGGCCAGCACGCTCATCAAGCTGATGGCGCGTGCCCTGTACCGCATCCCGAACATGGCGATGGGTCGCGCCGCGTTCTACATGAACCGGACGGTCCACAGCGGCCTGTCGATCATGGCGCTGGACAAGAGCCAGGCCGTGCTCAAGGTCAACGAGGGCCTGTCGCAGTTCGGCACGCCGTACAGCTGGCTGTCGTTCCTCGGGGTTCCGCTGCGTCGCGTTGACGCCATCGTGAACACCGAAGCCCAGGTTCAGTAATCCACCCCAACACGAAGGGACCACACTCCAATGATCACTGACGTCCTCCTCACCGTGTCGGGGTCCAACACCCCCGGCTCCGCGATCACCGGCCAGGCCATCACGGCCGACGCCTACAGCACCGACACCATCGACCTCGGCACCGCCCGGGACATCGGTGAAGGTCGGCAGCTGTACATGGTGTTCACGGTCATCACCGCGTTCAACACGCTGACCAGCCTCGACCTCGAGGTCGTGGGCTCGGCCAACGCCAACCTCTCCAGCCACACCGTGCTGGCGGAGACGAACGTGGTCCTCGCCGACCTCACCGTCGGCAAGCAGTACGTCGTGGCGATCCCGCCGCAGATCGCGAGCCTCGGCTTCCGATACCTCGGCGCCCGCTACGACGTCAACGGCACCAACCCCACCACCGGCAGCATCCTCGCGCAGATCGTCATGGACATCCAGGACGGCCGCAAGTTCTACGCCTCCGGCTTCACGGTGGTCTGATAGGAGCATCACATGGCGATGGTCAAGGCACTTCTGGACTGCTTCATCGACAACGGCTACCGTCGTGCGGGAGACACCTTCCGCTACGAGGGACCGGAGATCCCCGATGTCATCGAGTTCATCGACGGCGCGCCCAGCGCGCCTGNGGTGGGCGGTGAGCCGGAGCGCAAGCTGCGCCCCGGCAGGAAGCCCAAGTCCGAGACTGCGCCGGCCTGATGGTCCGATGAGTCTGTGAACAAGGAGGGGAGTCGGCGGGAAACCACGGCTCCCCTCCTCTCACTGAGGAGGTTCCCTTGCCCTCGGTCGTAGACCTTTGCAACCTTGCGCTTGCCTACCTCGGCGACGATGCCACCGTCGCGAGCATCGACCCGCCGGAGGGTTCCGCGCAGGCGGAACACTGCCAGCGGTTCTACCCCATCGCACGGGACACGCTCCTCCAGATGCACAACTGGTCGTTCGCCTCGCGGCGCGTGTCGCTCGCGCAGGTGACGATGCCGTACACCATGTGGAAGTACGCATACGCCTGCCCCGGCGACATGATGACCGCGGTGGCCGTGCTGCCCCCGGCCGCCGAGAACGACTACGCGGTGCGCGCCTACCCGGCCGACCGCTACGGCTGGGGCTGGATCAACACCCCGTTCGCCGCCGGCGGCACGTACGTCCCGCAGGAGTACCAGATCGAGACGGATACGAACGGGAACAAGGTCATCTACACGAACCAGGAGAACGCGCTCCTGACGCTACCAGGCGCTCGTNCACCGACCCGACCAAGTTCGACCCGCTGTTCTCGAACGCGCTCGCGTGGCACCTNGCGTCGATGCTCGCCGGCCCGGTCGTGAAGGGCGCGGAGGGCGGCGCGGAGGGCCGACGCTGCGCCCAGATGGCTGCCGCCTACATCCAGCAGGCGCGTACCTCGGACGCCAGCCAGCGCGACGTCAAGCCGCAGCACATCACTCCGTGGGGTGAGTGGCCGCCTGACCGACTGGCACAGACCCGCCGTATATCACCGTTCCTTCGGAGGCGGCGAGGTGTCGCCGGAGATGTACGGGCGCATCGATGACGTCCGCTTCCAGACGGGCGCGGCCACGATGCGCAACTTCATCGCGCTGCCGCAGGGGCCTGCGGAGAACCGCCCCGGCTTCGCGTTCGTGCGCGAGGTGAAGGATTCGACCAAGCGGACGAGGCTGCTGCCCTTCACGTTCAGCACCACGCAGACTCTGGTGCTCGAACTGGGCGCGGGCTACTTCCGCTTCCACACGCAGGGCGCCACGCTCGGCCCAGGCACCCCTGCCGCCTACAACAACGCGACCGCATACGTCATCGGCGACCTCGTCGCGAGCGGCGGCGTGAACTACTACTGCATCGCGGCCACGACGGGCAACGCCCCGCCGAACGCCACGTACTGGTACGCGCTCCCGGCCGGGATCTACGAGATCCCGAACCCGTATGCCGAGGCCGACCTGTTCGACATCCACTACGTGCAGTCTGCGGACGTCCTGACGCTCGTCCACCCGAACTACGCGCCTCGCGAACTGCGCCGGCTGGGGGCCACGACCTGGACGCTGACCACGATCTCCTTCGTCCCGGAGGTCACGACGCCGACCGGGGGTATCCGTGACCGCCAACCGCGGGCAGTCGCTGAACATCACCGCGATCACGCAGGTCGANCCCNGGCGTCATCACGACCATCGGGAACCACGGCCTTGCCGTCGATGACCCGGTGTACCGTGGACGGCGGGACGATGACCCAGNTGCGCGGGTACTTCAGCGTCAATNCGACGCCGGGCCTCACCACGCTGTCCCTNAAGGCATACGACAGCGGCGTCCCGGTCAACACCACCTCGTACACGGCGTGGTCGGGCGGCGGCTTCGTGCAGTTCGGCGACCGCGTCCTTGACTTCGACTCGTACTACGTGGTCACGGCCGTGGACTCGAACGGCATCGACGAGAGCGCACCGAGCGTTGCCGTCAGCGTGACGAACAACCTGAACGCGCCGGGCTCAAGCAACACGATCTCGTGGACCGCCTCGTCGGGTGCCGTGCTCTACAACGTCTACAAGCGCCAGAGCGGCCTGTACGGGTACATCGGGCAGACGCAGGCGACGTCGTTCACGGACAACAACATCGCCCCGAACCTCGGGCTGACGCCGCCCATCGCGGACACCACGTTCGTCCCTGGCTCCATCCTGTCGGTGCCCATCACGAACGGCGGCTCAGGCTACGGATCGACCGTGACGAGCGGCGGCGTGATCCAGTCCGTGGCAGTCATCGCCGGCGGCACGAACTACGACACGAACGAGTCGCTGACCGCAGCCGACTCGACCGGGAGCGGCGCAACGTTCACCGTGACGGAGTCCGCTGGCGTCATCACCGCAATCGCAGTGACGAACGGTGGAAGCAACTACACGAATCCGACGTTCACGGCTGGTGGCGCGGATACGAGCGGATTCCCCGGACCAATCCTTGTCGGGTCTGGTGCCCGCCTCCTGCCCACCATCACCCCGCTCGTATACGGCACCGTCACCATCGGCGTGACAGATACGACGGGCACGGGCGCGGTGCTGGAGCCCGTC